CGCTCTTAACATAAATACCGTAGAAGCAACGCGGGATAATGATGATTTGAATTTCCGTAAAGGACAACTCAACATCCTCGCGTTTATTCTCAACTTAGAATCTACAGTAGATCATCTACAGAAAGAGGGTAGCGATGAAGGTCTTTGATTTTCAGTGTAAGCAAGGTCACATACATGAGGCTTTTGTGCGTACTGCCGAAGATCGGATTTGTCCTGACTGTGGTGAAACTAGTAGTAAGATAATCTCTGCGACTAAGACAGTACTCGATCCTATATCTGGCAGCTTTCCTGGAGCTACTATGAAATGGGCTAGAGATAGGGAGCAGAAGATTAAACACGAACGCAAGGTAGCCAATTCATAGTCCTATTGTGGGGTAGCTAGATTGGTCTTGTTAGTTATGGAGTTTAATAGTGGCACAATTAATTGATGAAGTTACGCAAGAGGCAGATGAGGAAAACACAACCGAAGCGGTCTCAGAAGAAAGCACAGAGGTAGCCGCAAGCGAACCAACAGAAGAACTTCCCGAGCATTACCGTGGAAAGACTCCTGCTGAGTTGATCAAGATGCATCAAGAGGCTGAGTCTCGCATAGGTCAACAAGGCGAAGAAGTTGGTAAGTTAAGAAGCGTTGTTGATGACTTCATTCTTAAGCAGACTAAAGTCAACGAACAGGAAGAAGCCGAAGAGATAGACTTCTTCGCTGACCCTGATAAGGCTGTAGAGTACAAAATTGCAAACCATCCAACCTTGAAAAAATTGGAGCAGTTTGGTACTGAGATGAAGCAAAGTCAGACACTTTCCGCGTTACAGCAGAAACATCCTGACTTGAGAGATATTGCTATGAGTCCTGACTTCCAGAAATGGGTGACAGGTAGCAAGATTCGATCACAGCTATACGAACAAGCGAACAATCAATACAACTACGATGCAGCAGACGAACTCTTTTCTACCTGGAAAGAGATTAAGAATGTCGCAAAGCAGACTGTAGAGGTTGAACGCAAAGAGCGTAAGCATGCTTTAAATACAGCATCAACAGGTGGAGCTAATGGAAGTTCAGAAGCTCCGAGCAAGAAGATATATCGGAGGCAAGACATTATTGACTTAATGCGGAATGACCCGAAACGCTATCAAGGCATGTCCAACGAAATCATGCGAGCGTATCAAGAGGGTCGAGTCCGCAACGGCTAACTTGACTTAAGGATTATTTAACATGGCTACATCTACTTTTCCCGCCACTGGCGGTTTTGTTGACAACACTTCAGCGGCTACTTTTGTACCCGAAATTTGGAGTGACGAGATTCGTGCCGCGTATGAGAAGAACCTCATCCTTGCGAACCTGGTAAAGAAAATGTCTATGTCTGGTAAGAAAGGGGATACAATTCACATCCCTGCTCCTATCCGTGGCGCAGCATACGCTAAAGCAGAGAACACTGCTGTAACAGTACAGAACAACACTGAGAGTGAAGTTCAGGTTGTAGTTGACAAGCACTACGAGTACTCACGCATCATCGAAGATATTACTGAAGTGCAAGCTCTTGCTTCACTGCGTAACTTCTACACTGGTGACGCGGGTTACGCTCTGTCTCGTCAAGTAGACAACGACCTATTCCAACTTGGTAAGTCACTAGGTGATGGTGATGGTTCTGACTGGACTAACACTGCTGTGTTCTACAATGACGCATCAACTGGTCTTACAGCTTACGCTGCTGACACTGTTGCTGCTGCTGACGTATTCACTGACGCAGGTTTCCGCGCATTGATTCAGAAGCAAGATGACGCAGACGTTCCTATGGACAACCGCGCATTCGTCATTCCCCCATCACTGCGTAACGCAATCATGGGTATTGACCGCTATGTGTCTTCTGACTTTGTTGGTGGCGCTACTGTTCAAAACGGCAAGATTGGCAACCTATACGGCATTGACGTATATGTTAGCTCTAACTGCCCAATCATCGAAGCTGCTGCTGATAACTCAGCGGGTGGAGATGTTAAAGCAGCGATGCTTATCCACCAGGACACACTGATCCTCGCGGAACAAGTATCTGTTCGTTCACAGACTCAGTACAAGCAGGAGTTCCTCGGAACACTGTATACTGCTGACACTCTGTACGGTGTTAAGGCATACCGCCCTGACAGCGG